ACGCAAAACGCCGTGTTAATCCCCGCCAGTATGCTCAGTGAAGAAAACTTAGGCACAGCAGAAGCGATTAATAGCGCGATTGTATTAATCAGCAACTCGATAAACAGCACAGAAAACATCGGCAGTTTATCGCTATTAGGCGGATTAAATTTAATCGGCTGGTTACAGGCAAAAATACTCACACAACCCGCGCTTAGCGCAAAATTAGGAGTGAACCGTGTCCATTAATTTAATTGCCGGGCTAAACCACAACCTTTTAACGCTGGATGGCCTTAAAAATGGCGCAGATGGGGCGTTTGTTAATACGGCAACAGTGACAGCAACCGTTAAATACAACGATCAAAGCGTCTTAACATCAGTCGCAATGAGTTATGTCGCAGGCAGTAGCGGCAGTTATCAGGTGTTACTCGATGCCGCGCTTAACTTCGTTGAAGGTCAATATTACAGCATACAAATAAACGCAGACGCAGGCGGCTTAAACGCCGTTTTTGAACGCAGAATTAAAGCACAACCGAGGAAATAACATGGCAAATGCACTCTACGGCTTAGGCCGCGAAGGATTTTTAGGCGGGGATATTGATTGGGATGTCGACACCGTAAAAGTCGCGCTGATTGATACCGCCCTTTACACCGTGGCGATTGATACCCACCAATTTTTAAGTGAAGTGGCGGCAGGCTCACGCATTGCAACCAGTGCGGCATTAAGCTCAAAAACCAAAGCACTCGGTGTGGCGGGGGCGGCTAACGTGGTATTTACAGCGGTATCCGGTGCAACTTCGGAAGCCTTGGTGATTTATCAAGATACCGGCAACGAGGCCACCAGTCGATTGATTGCTTACATTGACACTGCGACTGGCTTGCCGGTGATTCCCAACGGCACAGATATTAATCTGAACTGGGATGCTGGCGTTAACAAAATTTTCAAATTATAGGGGCGTGTCATGAAAGCAGAAGAATTAGCAAAATTAAGCATTAACCAATTAGAGTCGATCAGCTTTCAACTCACTGAAGAACGCCAAGCGCTACACCAACAGGCTTTATTAGTGCAAAAAGCACTGAGTAATCGCATCGAAGCCGAGCGCATTGCAAAAATGCTCGGTAAACCCGTGCAAATCATCAAAGCAAGCGGTATAGACGATGAGCTTCACGGGTAAAGCCGCGCTGGCCAGTGCCGCGCAAATTAAAAACGACGGTTTCTGGCCCGAGCTCGAGCTCGGTGATCTGCTAGAAAAATACCGCATACCCGCCGAATATGAAAACGGCGTGATTGAAACCGGATTGATTATGGCGATGATCCGCACCAATGACAGCCTGAACGCGGTGAAACTGGCCGTGATTGCACTGGGACACGCGAATTTAAGCGCGTATACCACGGCGAATGTCGATTTAATGGATGATCAGCCGGTGTTAAACCATCACTATCAGCACGCGGTGTTTTGCAAAGCCAAAGCGGAATTATTACCGCAATTGAACTCGCTAAACCGCAAGCCGAATGCCGAAAACGCCGCCAAAGAAAGCGACGAGCAACAGCAGTATTGGTTAGACCAGGCACAAAGCAGTATTAAATCGATTTTTAAAAAAGTCCTGCCCGATGATACGACCGTATCGAGCATGGCCAACGTGCATATCAGCCTACTATGACAAAACTTAATCAACACTTCGCACGCGCTGAATTTGAATGCCACTGTGGTTGCGGATTTAATGTAGTCGATGCAGAATTATTGCAAGTGCTCACGGCATTACGCGCACGCTTTGGCGCAGTCACCATTAACAGCGGCGCACGTTGTGCAACGCATAATAAAAATGAAGGCGGCGGTAAAAATAGCCAGCATTTGTTAGGTCAAGCGGCGGATGTGGTGGTGCAAGATACTAGCTCGAATTTAGTCGCGCATTGGTTTGAAAATCAATACCCCGATAAATATGGCATTGGGCGTTATATTGGCCGCACGCATATTGATGTACGTGCTAACCCTGCGCGTTGGGATAACCGCTAATTATGCAAAAAATAGCCGATTTACACGCGTTTATTCTGGGCTTAAATTTGGTTGCATCAGAGCAGATTGATAGCTATGTGGATGATTTAACTGTCACTCCCATGGCTAAAAGCACGGATAAACGCGGGCAATTATTGATAGCAGAAGAAGTGTATACCGCCACATTTTTTATTGAACGTTTCCCGCATGGGAATACACCAGTAGAAATATTATTTGCACAACTCAGTGCATGGTTAATGCAAAAGGATACTACGCGCGATAAAACCATCGATTTTACAGTGGATGTCGATGTGCTGGATACCGAAGTAGCCGATATTGAATTTGGCATTAAATTTACCGAGCAGATTTTTGTGCAAGAAGATCCGGCGGGGGATATTGACATAGATGGTAAGCGGTATCGCGTATGACAGACATGACGGTACGTATTGAGGGTTTAGAAGAGGCGATGCAACGCTTAGAGAGCATTAGCACACCCGCAACACGCAAGAAGATACTGCGCAAAATAGGCCGTGCGGTATTAAAAAATAGCCGTAAACGCACAACCCAACAAAAAGATTTACAGGGCCGTGCGTATAAAAAACATGCACGGTACCCAAAACGAAAGATGCTTAAACACCTCGCGCGGGCTAAGTTTATGAATTTGATTTCATTAACTGAACAGGGCGTAAAGATTGGATTTAAGAATGGCATAAAAAGATACCGCGCGGAGCAGAACCAATTTGGTGCTGTTTCCCACATGACTGCGGCAAAAGCGAAAGCGGCAGTGGGCGGAAATGACTCAGGAAATAAATCCGCGAGTCGCCGCCAAGCAAAAGCATTAATTGAATCCGGTTTTAAAGTGAAGCGTGCAAACGGTAAGGGATCGACTAAACCGAGTATTAAATGGGTTACTAGCAATATGAAAGCAGGACAAGCGGGTGCGGCTTTGCGTTATTTAAGAGGCGCAAAAGCCAGCTGGGATGTTGTCACCCCTGCGCGTAGTTTTCTAGGCATAGCCGAACACGAATACGATGAACTATCACAAATAGCCATCGATGAAATGAATATCCAACTGGATAAATATGATGCCTGAAAAAGACCCGTTAAATTATCAACTGCTTACCTATGGATGGGTTTTTATACTCTCTACCTGGGCCGGTATCGCCAGCTATACGCGAAAAATACGTGAAGGAAAACGGAATTTCTCTTTCTTTCAGCTTGTCGGGGAAATTTGTATTAGTGGATTTGTGGGCATACTCACTTTTTTTATGTGTGAAGCCGCCAATATTCCCCAAGTAATGTCCGCCGCGATTATTGGCATTTCAGCGCACATGGGTAGTCGCGCTATTTTAATGCTAGAAACAATGACTGAACGCTTACTGCAGAAAGTATTGCAAAAATATACTCCAAAAACAGAGGAAGAAAAATGACTGAACCAAGCAAAAAACCCGCCGAGAAACTGTATCCCGTAGTAATCGCAGTAGAAACCCATCACCACGCAGGAAAGCTGTGTAAAAAAGGCGAAAAATTACAGGTGTCTGCCAGTACCAAGGCATTCATGATTGAACATAAACTTATTGAAGAGGCATAGACATGGCATTAGATCCACAAATCGGTCGGTTAAATGAAGGCGATGTGTATTTACAAGAATGGGTGAACGACGTATTAAGCCCGGAGGTTTTAGGCCCCTTGTCAGGTACATTGCTCGGTATTCAGACTGAATCAGATATTAAGCAAAATATTTCTAAAGCACGCGGCTCTTACGGAAAAACCGTGGATGAAGATATTGCGCCAAAACCCACTAAAGTGTCGTTGGGCTTTAATCGCTCATCCAGCAAATTACTTGCGATTGCATTCCAAGGAACAGCGGCCGATAACACCGTAACGGGCGGCACGATTACTGATGAGGCCATTATTTTTAAATTGGATCAATGGGTCGCGGTATCGCAGAGTAATCTCTCTGCCGTGGTGATTGCAACCAAAGTAGACGGCACAGATTACGAAGTGCATCCACGTTTAAACATGATCAAAGCGCTTTCAACCGGTTCGAGTACCGATAACGAAGCATTAAACTTTAGTGCCACATTCGGTGCGATTGATTCAAAGCA